AAACTCTAAGCTATACAAGGGTGCTAAGAGTAGATACTGTGATTGGTGTGAGAAGAATGGCTTCAAGTGGGCGCACAGAGTAATACCTGAGGGCTGGCTACTAGAGAAGGGTAAGCGTATGAAAGAGCAACGTGTCAAAGTAAAGAGGAGATTGTAATGAGCTACGAAGTAAAGCCTGGAGATATAGCTATTATACTACACCCTGTTACTAGAGAAGGTGAGTGGACAGGTCACATCAAGACAGGTTTAGTATTTGGTGAGGCTGAAACACATGAAGGTATGAGGGCAGCACTGGAAGAAGCTCTTACTATGGCAGCAGCACAGAAGTTTTTAGATATATATCCTGAGGCATGGGAAGATTTTGTAGATATACGAGGTGAGCTTTTACAGGAGATGTTCCCAGAACAATATGCAGAAGCTCTGATTGAAACAGATGAGGGTTACAGTGTAGAGGATAATGTTATATTACTTAACCGATGGACTAAGACTAAGGGTAACGCATGAAAAAGTTTAATGTTACATTTGTAGCTAAGGTAGACGACAACAATAATATACTATCATCTAGTAATGATAGCCATGAGAAAGATGTACACGATCTAATAACAGATGTTATATATGACGTGGATGATATGAGTATAGAAAATTTAAACGTTAAGGAGAGAAAATGATTGCTAGAGAAGATATAGAAGCAATAAACAATCTGATTGACTCAACACCTACAGAGTATTCTGATTTTGTTGAGAGCATGATTGTAACAAAACCTGAGGATAGGCTAATGGAAAACCTACTAGGGTTGTGTGAGGAAGTAGGGGAACTACATGGTAAGATAAAGCGTGTTCTGCGTGATGATACTAATGATGAAGAGGGTATACTCAAGGAATGTGGTGACGTATTGTTTTATACAGTTGCTATAGCTAACTACTTTGATAGTGACCTACAGGATATAATACAGAGGAATATGTATAAACTAAACAGCCGCGCTGCACGTGGTGTAATAAAAGGATCAGGAGACAATAGATGAGTAACCAACTACCAACAGACTATCAAGCATTCATACACAAGTCACGCTACGCTAAGTACTTTGATGGCAAAGGGCGTGAGTCTTGGGGAGAAACAGTGGAACGCTACATGGATAATGTAGTTCGTAAGGCACTTAATCTTGGCGTAGTTCCAGCCGATAGTTTATTTGCTGATACAGATGTAATGAACCTTGAACAGGCTATACTGGGTCAGGAAATCATGCCTAGTATGAGGGCAATGATGACAGCTGGTCCTGCTTTAGATCGTGACAATACAGCAGGATATAATTGTAGTTACTTACCAGTAGATGATCCTAAATCTTTTGATGAAGCTATGTATATACTTCTCTGTGGTACTGGTGTGGGCTTCTCTGTTGAGAGACAGTTTATAAAGAAGCTACCAGAGATACCTGAGTTGTTTGATAGTGAGTCTACTGTTGTTGTTAAGGATAGCAAAGAAGGTTGGGCTAAGGGTTTCCGTCAAGTTCTAGCACTCTTATGGGCTGGAGAAATACCTAAGTGGGATGTGTCTCAGGTTAGACCTGCAGGTGCAAGACTTAAAACGTTTGGTGGTAGAGCATCAGGACCAGCGCCATTAGTAGAACTGTTTAACTTTGCTGTAGCTACTTTCAAGGGCGCACAAGGACGTAAGCTTAGCTCTATGGAATGTCACGACCTTATGTGTTTCATAGGTCAGATAGTTGTTGTAGGTGGTGTACGCCGTAGTGCTATGATTTCATTGAGTAATTTATCTGATGATCGTATGCGTCACGCTAAGTCAGGACAGTGGTGGGAAACTGCAGGGCATAGAGCACTAGCTAATAACTCTGTAGCATACAGTGAGAAGCCAGATATGGAAACATTTATGCGTGAATGGTTGTCTCTGGTTGAGTCTAAGTCTGGTGAGCGTGGTATCTTTAACAGACAAGCATCTAAGGTACAAGCCGCTAAGAATGGTAGACGTGATCCTAATTATGAGTTCGGCTGCAACCCGTGCAGCGAGATAATATTACGCCCTTACCAATTCTGTAACTTAACAGAGTGTGTAGTACGTGCTACTGATACACTAGAAGATCTTGAGCGTAAGGTTAGACTCGCTACTATCTTAGGTACAATACAATCAATGCTGATTAAGTTTCCTTACCTACGTAAAGTATGGCAAAACAATACAGCAGAAGAGAGATTACTTGGTGTATCTATGACAGGTATTATGGATAACCCATTAATGACACAAAAGAACAAGGGTTTGAAGAAGACACTAGAGCACCTACGTTCTGTTGCTGTAGAAACTAATAGGGATTGGGCTAACCTACTAGGTATACCTGCTAGTACTGCTATCAGCTGCGTAAAACCAAGTGGCACGGTTTCACAGCTTGTAGATAGCGCCAGTGGAATCCATGCGAGACACAGCCCTTACTATATTCGTACTGTACGTGGTGACATTAAAGACCCTCTAACACAGTTTATGATTGATAGAGGTGTACCTAATGAGCCGTGCGTTATGAAGCCTGACTCTACAGTTGTGTTTAGCTTCCCAGTTAAGTCACCAGAGAAAGCAGTTACACGTAATGATATGACTGCTGTAGAGCAACTAGATCTATGGCTTACATATCAACGGCATTGGTGTGAGCATAAGCCATCTGTTACTATAACAGTACGCGATGAAGAGTGGATGGATGTTGGTGCATTTGTGTATCAACACTTTGATGAGATGTCAGGTGTGTCATTTTTGCCACACTCAGATCACTCATACCAGCAAGCACCTTATCAAGAGATAGATAAGAAAGCATACAAAGCACTACTCTCAGAGATGCCTACAAGTATCGATTGGTCAGAGTTGTCAGACTACGAGAGTGAAGATAACACAGTGTCTATGCAAACAATGGCTTGCTCTGGAGACTCTTGTGAAATTGTAGACCTAGTATAAACTATGTATGTAGTACTAGGAACAAGTAAGTGTGGGTTCTGTAACAAAGCAAAGAACTTACTAGAGGAGAAAGGCATAGCGTTTATGCCTTACTCTGTTGATACAGTTAGTAGTAGGTGGTTGTTGACATTGATGCGACAGGCAGGTATGAAAACTGTACCCCAAATCTGGGACAATGAAGGTCACCATGTTGGTGGCTACAACGAACTAAAGGAACGATTAAATGATTGAAGTTTTAGTAATGTTTTTTGTAGGTGTTGCGGCTATTGAAGTAGCAACTGATGTAGGTAGTTCTACTTATGATTATGTAGAACCTAAGGTAATACAGGGAGTAGATTACGTCAAAGATAAACTTGATTCTGAAGGACAAGAATAGTGTATGTCCTTGTGTTAATAGCTTACATGGTGGGTGAGGAGCCAACAATAAAAGCCTCACCTATCCTGTATGATACATATGGTAGCTGTATTGATGGTGCAGCACGTGCAATGACAAGCGTATACACATACTTACCAAAAGAACTTACTGAAAAGGTTTTTATATTACCTATGTGTACAGCTATACCAGAGGATACATGATGCAGTTAAAGTTTAACTTGTTTGAAGATATGGAAAGAGAAGACACACCTAATGATGTTAGAGATAAACAGTGTACAGTTTGTGAAGAAGTATTTCCAGAAACAGAAGAACATTTTTATATAGCATATTCTTATGTATCAAAGGATGGCACTTCCAATACACATCTTCATAATAAGTGTAAAGCCTGTTCTGTTAGGGCTGATAGTATACAAAAAAGTCTTAAGAAAATATATGGACACAAAGCTTTTGGTAAGTGTGAATGCTGTGGTGTAGATTCTAAAAAACTTAAGGGTGATAAGCTACACTTAGATCACTGCCATAAGACAGGCGAGTATAGAGGGCATCTATGTGGTAGTTGTAATCGTGGTATAGGTATGTTAAGTGATAATCTTGAGGGAGTACAACAGGCAGTAGACTACCTAAAGAAAGTAGAAAATAAATAATGAAGAAGATAGAGCTAGAGGCAGACAACTTTGTTAAGACTAAGAGTAATAAGTTTAACACAGGGCTTAACGAAGAGGTGCGTAATCTAAACAGCTACATCTTAAATAACTTACATGATTGTAAGGAAAAGGAGAGGGCTAGGGAGAGACTTATGGAAGCTAAGATGTGGGCTAGATTAGCAGCAGACAGACACGGAATAAAATAAGGGGGCTTAATTGCCCCCTCTCTCTTTGTTTATAACTGATCTGCTTCGTCGTAAGCATCTTTGAGATAATTACCATATTCTATAAATACATCTATCTCAGCAAGTGTGTAGTCTTCTAACTTACCATCTATGCCAAACTTATCTTTCATAGCTTTCATAGTTTCTGCTTTAACTTCTTTAGAAAACTTTGTTTGTGCTTTTCTTATAGTACGTAGCTTAATATTATCACCAGTAGATTGTCCTTTATCTAACCTATCACGTATCTGTTTCTTAGCACTACGTAGTACAGACTTTAACATACCACGTCTTTCGTTGAGGTTAGCCTCTAAGAATTGCTCTGTCATTAATAGGCGTTGAGTCTGACGTTCTAGTACAGGTGCTAACATACTATTGAATGCTTTATCATAGGCAGGTAAATTACTACGTTCATTAGCAGTCCAGGCTTGCATCTCAGACATTGAGTATGCTTTCTCAGTAGAGGTACGACCCTGCTTTATTGTTAGACCAAAGATCTTAGCGAATGGGTTAGCATCATATATCTCACCCTCTCTAGTTGCTACCTCTAAGTCTTCACCAGTAATAGTGTCTGTCTTATCTATGAACGCTTCAAGTATATTATCAAAGTATCTTGTAGAAGTTTGAGTAAACAAACCTAAACCGTCAGCTTGTCTTACATCTTTTGCTGTGTCAGTACCCGTAGCAAAACCTACAATCTTATTTACTGCATCTAGAGGGCGTGTAAATCCTGAGACAATATTACCAAACGTTTTGTTGAATGCATCCATAGATGCACCACGTGCGCCTTTGTCTTGGTTTATTAATACATCTAGTATGTTGTTTAGATCATTACCAAACTGAGCGTCACGTGCCAGCTGACCAACAGCAACTTGTGTACCCATCTCTCTTATTAATTCTGGTGGTACAGTTTCACCGCCCATTTTTAGGTTGAAGATACGTCCAGCTGCAAGCCATGCAGAGAAGGGGTATGTATTCCTAGCGTCTACAATCTTACCACCACCAACATTAATCTCATACACACCTAAGCCTTCATCCCTACGCTCCTTATCATACTGGGCAGCGAGTAATAGACCAGCAGATCCTACTGTCATACGAGCAATAGCATCAAGTTCCGTTACTTTCTGACCTTCAGACTTAACAGTACGCTTGAAGAATGGTTTTAACAACACCTCAGGTGCAGCTAGTGGCGACCATTGGTATGCTGTAGCAACAACGTTGTTAAAGAAGCGACCAAAGGGTAGTATTGTACCAAAGCCTGGTGTGTTTGAAATAGCTTCAACACCCTCAGCTAATTTACGTATAAGTTCTGGTTGTTCTGCTGTAGTGTAGTCTTTAGCAAACACAGACTTAAGAGTAGTATCTAGTGCACCCTGTATAACCTCTTCATCAATTACTTCATCAGATAGTAGTGCTTCTTTAAGAGTCTTACCTCTTGTTAGTCTTAGTTGCTTATCCATATCATTCATAAACATCTGAGACTTAGTAAACGTATCTTGTATACGTACACCTGTTATTTGGTTTGCTGCTTTAGTAACAGCTTCAAGGTTACGGAAGGTTTTATTATTAGGGTCAATACCGTAACGTTTAGCTGATGCTTCCACACCACCTGCCATAGTCTCAAATAATATCTTCTGTGCATCTAAGTTTGCAGGATCTTCAAGAAACTTCATATATGCATCACGTGTAGTGTATGGGTCCATTAGGTTACGCATCTTCTGTACCTGTAGTGAACCCAGCGCACGTGCTTGTCTAAAGGATTCTTGTGCACCAGTACGATTGGTAGCGCTTTGTGCTAAACCCTTAGTCATTAATGCTGTTGAACTAAACAGGTCAGCAATAGTTTGACCTACATAGTACTGGCTGAAACCAGCAATGTTGAGTGCTGTGGTAGCTGGAGATGAAACAAGTAGTCGTTTCCATACAGACTGACCATAACGAAGTGGCTCAGATGCTTTAGCTCCTTTAATCTCAGCCTCATCAATAGCATCTACCTGTAACTTTATCTTATTCTCAGCTGCTAGAAGACCTGAGTTTAGAGTCTTACTAAACTGTGATAGTACATTCAGAGTCTTACCAGCCTCACTAAAACGTGATGCCATAAGATCCCCAAGTTTAACACGTGACCCAGCAAGGCTACCAAAATCAAAGCCTGAGTATTTAGAAAGAGATGTATTAATATCTGTAAGTTCTTTCTGGGTTAATGAGTTAGCTACGTTAGTTATAGCATCAGCAATATGTATCTCTTTACCAATCTTGTAACCCTTATCTCTAAACAAACCTGAGAGACCACCAATCTCACCAGGTGTATCTCCAAACATAATGTCCTTAATAAGTTGAGAGTCGTCTATAACACCCTTACCAAACTCACCTTTATCTACTTTAACATTCCACTTATCTGCAGCCTCACGAATAATCTTAGCGGCCTCAGGTGTGTCTTCTTTCTTTAGTATAGGAGAGTATTCATCTATAGTTTTCTGTGCTAGTTTTTCTGTCTCTGTACGAGTGTCTTCTAAACCAGATTTACCAGCGCCTATCTTACGTGTAACAAGTTGTGCACCACCTGCAACACCACCAAGGAGAGCAGAGAAAGCACTCTGTGTTTTACTAAACGTTTCTTGTGCTCCTACTTCGAGCATAACTTCTTGAGCTGCAATATCTTGATACACTGCGGCTGTAGCGTCCAATGCTGTAGTAGCATATAAGGATTTAGTTGCCGCTGTTTTAAACAATTCTTTCTGTTTAGCTTTCATAGCATCTTTAGGTATAGTACGCTTAGCTTCTTCACTTACAATACGTGATACGTTTTCGTAAACACCCTTAGTTCTACGTGCTGTCATACCTTTAGCCGCCGCACGTGCCGCCGCTTCTTGTCCTGCCTTGCGTCCTGCTTCTTTAGCTGCCTTTGCTGTAGCACCTGAGCTTAAAGCATCTCTCCCAGCTTTACGTACTGCAGCTTTAATAACTTGTCGCCCTGTTACTTGAACACCACCAGCCGCAGCTCTACCTATACCACCAGTAAGTATACCTAAGTAGTTTGTAGGGTCAGATGCCGCCGCAAAAACGTAGTCGCCTACACCCTTAACAGCACCCATCAACCCGTCATTAACAAAGACATTACCTAGTTGATCATATATCTGATAAGCTTTACGTGCTGTTTCTTTTTGTCTGTCGTTTGCTTTAGTAACAAATCGCACTTCACCTGCAGTAGATACAGTGTTAGCATTAAAGTAACGCATATGCTTTACAAAATCATCAACTACTTGTTCATCTGATTTACTACGATAGTCTACACCCATACGTTCAATCATGTAATCGCGAATAGGTTGATTATATTTGTAATCTTTCTGTATATCGTCAACTGTTAGTGTTTCTTCTGGGTCAAAGGACAGAGGTTCAGATACTCTCAAACCAGTTTTAGTACCCTTAGTAAGATTCTTTATGTATTCTTGACGTTCAAAGTAGTTCATATTTAGTCGCCCTTAAACTGCTTAGGTGTACCATCTGGGTTATGTGTCTTCTTATATCTTCTATCCCACTCTTCTATAGCGTTGGTTGAACGATCTTTACCTGATAAATAAGATTCAACCATTATTGTTTCTTCTGGATCTGTAGGTCTAGGTTTAACTACGATAGGAGTACCGTCTGGGTTGTAACGATCACCGTACTGTCTATCCCATTTTCTAGCTTCTGGGTCTCCAAACAATCCAACTTCTTTATCTCCTCCAGGTCTGACTTTAACTGTTGGTAAAGAGGATACATCTACACTAACATCAGGTATTGCAAATGGTACATCTTGCATTTTAGATTCTTCAGTAGTTGGTGTTACCACAGGCTCTGTCGTTTGAGTTATATCTTTCTCTTTTTTATCAACCTCAGGAGTAAAGTCATAAGATTTCATAAGATCATCTACAAAGTCCTTATCCATAATCTCTGCAATCTGATCCATAGCAAACTTCTGTTCAAAGAAGCCTTGACCAGCGCCACCATACTGTGCTGCAGTAGCGTCAATAAAAGCCTTAGCTTTTCTTTGAGCATATGCTTTACGAGCTATAGCTTTTTGATTTGCTATCTCAGCTGGTGTAATAGAACCAGCTTTCCTACCCAGATCCTCTTGTGCGGCTATATATGAATTATATGCTAAACCTACAGCATCATCTGCTTCACTAGAATTATATGCATCTTCATATATCTCCGTTAGATCTTTAACAAAAGTAAAACCGTCTTTCTTAGTAAAAGTTTCCATCTCAGAGAATGACATTACAGCATTAGGTATAAGAGAGTTAAACTCACTCATACGAGCTGCGGCATTTATATCTGCAACAGACATACCAGCCATACTAGGTGTGTCACGTAGTTCTTCTTTAACACGATCCTTAGCACCATAACCAAAGAGTTTACCAACCACGCTTGTGTCGTCTTCAACAGCACTAGCCTCTCCTATAGCACCATATGTCTTTTTAGCAAACTGCTCTAGTGACATATCAATCAGAGACTGATCAATGCTAGGGATGTTAGGCATGTTAATGATAGCTTCAACATCATTCAAAGATAGTCTTTCACCTGCAGATAATCCTGCATCAGCGTGTGCCTTTGCAAGTTTATCACGTAGTTCCTTTACACCTGTCATACCAGAAGCTATAGCAGTACGGATTACACCCTTAGACCTAACACCCTCTGGTAGGCATTGAAGTGCTTCCTTACCAAAAGAAACAGCTGCACTAGCTCTAGCATTACGTGTGTTAATAAGAGACTGATTACGCTCACTAGCCTCTAATTGTCTTTCTTTATATTCTAAAGCATCCTCACGCCTCTTAGTCATAGTACCAGTTATTTGGTTGAGGAACGCCGCTGCAAATTGATCCTTGTTAAATGCCATTATATATTAACCCTTTGCCATCAAGCCCATAGGCTTTTGTTCTTGTGTTACTTCTTCTTCTTGTGGCATCTCTTCCTCCACAGGTTCTCCCTCCTGCGTTTCAATCATAGACTCTACCATCTGTTGCCCTTCATCAGTATCGTCTGTACCTTCTTTATCCAGCATACTATTAGCAACCATAAGGAAGCGTTGCATCTCTGCATCTTCTGCTTTCTTCTGAGGATCAATATTTGTATCTTTAACCTTGATACCTAATTCCTCAAGAGAAGCTTTTATGTACGCATGTATAACAGGAGCTACAACAATACCTGCATCTAGTGAATGCAATCCTCTCATAACACCCTGTAAGTATGTAGTCTCTACAATAGGAACTAGAGATACACCAGCTTCAACCATAGCACCAAAGTCTTGTATCACCTCATTATTGTCTAGTCTCTCAAGGTAGTATGTAGCCACCTCATTAACGTCTGACATCTGCGCTGGTTGTTCCCAAGGATTATTACGAGGTTCTCCTGTGAGTGACTCACCAGGAATTGGTCTATCAAATGGTCCTGCTATTGGCATCTTATTATCCTATTTAGTGAAGCCAGCGCCGAAGTAGAGGCCGACTATTGCTGAAACTATGTGTGTGTCTAGAGGTGTTATAACGAAACCACGTGCCGCTTTCCAGTGTACTGCATCTGGTGCACCTAAGAGCCAGTTGATGAAGCCACCCTGTACTTCTGTATAACCAACGATTACACTTACGTCAGGATACCATACTGCTACTAGCTTTGGCAATACAATAATAGATCCGACTGCAGATAAAGCTATGATCCTACGTGTCCAAGCAAAGTGTCTATCTTTACTACCATGCTCTCTAGCTTCACTGACTGCGCCTACTAGGGCTTTCTGCTGCTCTGCTTTAGCTTTATTGCTTTGACCCCAGATGGACATAACTCCACCTAAGACAGTGGAGAAAAGCATTGTGATTAATTCTAAGGGAAGTCCAAACATTAGTTATTTACCAGATAGTTTGCTTCTAATTTTCTACGCGAAGAATAACTATCTCCAAAGTTTCTAAGTTCTTGTTCCGCTTTTGACCAATCACCGTTGGTTATATGCTTCCAAAAGATAGGTGCTCTTGTAGGTAAGTCACCATATTGAAATGCTACAGAGGCAACAACTGTTGCTTGACCCTTAGTCAAATCGTCAAAGGCAACAGAGCTTGAACTGTTTTCCCAATCTTTTTTAAGTCTATCAATCTCCTGCTGTTTAGCAAATTTGTTAATTGTAACACCTTCTGCATCTGTTATAACTAGAGGGTTTGCTTTTATATATGTATCTGCTGATGAACCCTTCAGACCTAAGTAAGGTTTCAGTTTGCTTACCAAAGATGTAGGAAGACCTTTTAAATCTGCTTCATTCCTTTGACCTAAGTCAAAACCAGAGGCTATGGTAGAACCAGAGTTATCAAGTGGATTACCTTTTTTATCTGTAGGAACGTACATACTTAGTTTATAACCCTCACGTTTTTTTATAAAGTCAAAGTCAACATTAGCAGGAACAACACCCTTACTTACATTAGTTAGTGCTATACGCTCTTTTGTAGTAAGAGATCTACTTGGCATAGCAACCTTCTCACCCGGCCTAATCATATCAGGGTTAGCAATCTGTGGGTTAGCATCTATTAACTCTTGTAAAGACACATCCTTATCCTTAGCTATAGCTGTTAGTGTGTCTCCAGCCTTAACAGTAACGTCTTCTGTTTCACCTGTATAAACTTCTGGTACAGCCATATCAGCCATATCAGCTGCTATACCATCTTCAACAGCAACACCACGCAAGTAATCTTCAAGCTCAGTCTTCATCTCTTGCATGTTCTTCTGATCATACAAGCCCATAGGTGTTATTCTTGTTTCTTTATTTG